TCTCGCGCGGCGACTACCACTGGCGGCACGAGCCGTGTTGGTACGCGGTCCGCAAGGGCAAGACCGGACATTGGGCCGGCGACCGCTCGCAGGACACGGTCTGGGACATCAACACCCAGGTCGGCTACTACAAGCGGGAGGACGGCGGGCACACGGCGCACTCGACGCAGAAGCCGGTCGAATGCATGAAGCGCCCGATCGAGAACAACAGCAGCGTCGGGCAGGCGGTTTACGATCCCTTCGTCGGCTCCGGCACGACGATCATCGCCGCCGAGATGACCGGGCGCTGCTGCATCGCGCTGGAGATCAACCCGGCCTACGTGGAGGTCGCCATCCAACGCTGGCAGAACTTCACCGGGCAGGCGGCGATGCTGCAAAACGAAAGCGGCGCAGAGCCGAAGCCCTACGCCGCCATCCTCGCCGAACGGGAACCGCTGCTACGGTCCGCGTAGCCTACGCCGCCTGAGAGTTTGCCTGACGAGCAGCACGACGATGAGGACGCCCAGGATGGCGCTGCCGATCCACGGAATACTCGACGGGTCCATCATTCACTCGCCCGGCCGTGGCGGCTTGTGCTCGGTCCACAAGATCGCGATCCATGCGAACGCCGCGATGACACCGAGGATGGCAGCGCCCTGCCAAGTCAACTCGATCATTCGGCTGGGTGCTTCCGTCGCCGCGACTGTCGGATCCAAAGCACGACGATGAGCACCGCGCCGATGGCGCTGCCGATCCACAGGGGAAGGTCGGGGCTCATTTCAGTTCTCCCATCACCATCTGGGCGACGCCGATCAACACGACGCCGAATGCATACCACGCGAGGACGCTACTCTGCCCGTTCACCATTGGCACTATGGTGCCCGCGAGCAGGGCGCCGACGCCCAGGTTGTTGCAGGCCGTGGCCAGCAGCTTGATGCGCTCGTTGTGCATCCCCTAGCCCCGCTCGCCCTGGAAGTTAAACGGCGCGTTGTAACACGGCGCCCAGTTGAAGATTGAACGCGACCCCTCCCGCCATGCCCGATAATCGTCCTCAACGATCATCTGCCTCGTCCATCCCTTCGTCGGGGCATGTCCGGTGGCAATTGCGAGGTTAGCCGCCGCTCCCGCATACGCCTGGATCTCCTCGCAGGAGTAAGTCCTCGCGTGCGCGGCGGAAACGGTCATGGCCGCGATGCCGGCCAGAATGATGACCCGGCCGGCGGCGTTTGCCACCAGCCGGGCGCGCAATGCGCTCTGGGCCATCATGCCTCCCGCGCGATCCGATAGGTGCCCTTGGCGATCAGGGCGACCGGATAGCCCTTCTTGCGCAGCGCGACGAAATACGCCCGCGTGGTGTGCGCCAGCCAGCCGGTCTCCTCCATCAACTGGGAGATCGTCGCGCCGTTCTTGCGCGAGAGCATCCGCACCACCTCGGCGCCCTTCGAGCCCGCCTTCGGTGCATCCGCCTCGCCCGGCGCCTCGGCGCGAACCGACGCCGCCATCTTGGGCGCCTTCGGCTGCTTGGCCGGCTTCGGCGGCGCGAACCGATCGCGGATGCGCCCGCCCTTCTTCGTCGCCTTCTTCGCCATCTCGTCCTCCTGTGTCTCCGCCATGAATTCGGCGAGCACCGCCGATCCGATGGAGACCTTCGGATCGTTCAGCAGTTCGGCCCGAAGGCCGGTCAGTTCGCTCGGTATCGGCTTGCCGGCCGCCTTCAGGGCCTCGCGTGCGACGTCATCCGCCTTGGCCGCCTGGGCGCCCAGGGTCGCCGGAGAGGGGCCCGACTTGGCGGGCTTGCCCAGCGTCGCCGCAGCGGACCCGAAGCCCGAGGCCCAGGCCGAGACCTGTGGCTGCGCCGCGAACCAGGCCTTCGCCGTCGCCTGATCGCCCATCGCGGTCTCGAGCGGCAGGCCATCCAGTTCGGCCAGCAGCTTGGTCAGCCGAGCCTCGCCAATTTTGCGGGTTTCGAACTTCTTCACCGGCTTCGTCGTCCAGCGGTTGAATGTCGCCAGAAGCTGCTCGGTGGTCAGGTCAGTAATCGTCGTCATGTCGGTTTTTCCCGTTTGATACAGCGGGCATCAGCGCCCTGCCGACACCGCACATAGCTCCACTGCCGCAGCACATCCAGCAGAATGTGCTGGCCGCAGAATAAAATCCGCAGCCATAAGATCAGGGACTTACCGATGATGCCTATGACGGACGGTTCGGACATCGAGGGGCCATTGTGTTGACGATCGGCGCGCTCCAACACGTCGCCGGGGATGGCACGCCGGTGCCGCAGCCGCGTGACGACGGACGGCTGGCCTGGGAGCCCGAGCCGGCGCACCGGCAGCTTGTCGAGATCATGCTGACGCTCGGTCACTCGCAGGAGGCGATCTGCCGGGAGTTCGCATCGCGCAATCTGCCCTGCCGCACGACCGAGACGTTGCGTCGCATCTTCCACGAGGAACTGGCGCACGGGCGAGAGCGCCGGGTCGCCGGCTACGGCGTCAAGCTGCACACCATCGCCATGGGCAACTCGCCCTCGGCGCTGTCGGCGCTGAAGTACCTGCTCTCGGTGGTCGGCGGCGAGCAGTGGCGGGTGCCGAAGGACGACGGCCGCGGCGACGATCAGACGGGGGCCCTGGCGGGCGAGCGGCACCGCCGGCGCATCTACATCCCGGCGCGCGATCCCGAGCCCGAGGACGACGTGGGGCCGATCATCGAGGGCGAGGTCGCGAAGGCGGCGGCCTGAATGCCGTTCGACTACGATCCGCTCGAGCAGCCGCGGGAGGGCGATATCTTCCCGCAGCCGGGACCGCAGGAGATGTTCCTGCGCTCCGCCGCCGACATCGCGATCTTTGGCGGGGCGGCCGGCTCGGGCAAAAGCTGGGCGCTGCTGCTCGAGACGCTGCGCCATCCGCCCGATGTGCCGGGCTTCGACTGCGTGCTGTTCCGTCGCAACACCACCGACATCCGCCGCCCCGGCGGGCTGTGGGCGGAGAGCCTGAAGGTGTTTCCCGACACCGGCGGCATTCCGATCAATCACCGCCTCGAGTGGCGCTGGCCTGGTGGCGGCTCGGTGAAGCTCGCGCACCTCGAATACGAGAACACCGTGCTCGACTGGCATGGCAGCCAGGTGCCGATGATCGGCTTCGATGAACTGACCACGTTCACCCGCTACCAGTTCTTTTACCTGCTGAGCCGCAACCGCAGCACCATCGGCATCAAGCCGTACGTCCGCGCAAGCTGCAACGCCGATGCGGGCTCGTGGGTCGCCGAGTTGATCGCGTGGTGGATCAACCAGCGCACCGGCTATCCGATCCCCGAACGCTCCGGCGTCGTGCGGTTTTTCGTGCGCGGCGCCGACGATGGGCTGGTCTGGTTCGCTACCAGGGGCGAGGCGATGCGCGCGACCGGGCAGCCGGCGGAGACCATCAAATCGCTCACCTTCATTTCCGCCAAGCTGAACGACAATCCGGCGCTGATGCGCTCCGACCCGTCCTACCTCGGCAACCTGATGATGCTGCCGGCGGTCGAGCGCGAGCGGCTGCTGAACGGCAACTGGAAGATCCGGCCGAGCGCGGGGCTCTACTTCAACCGCGCATGGGTGCAGGTGGTCGATATCGCGCCGGCGGTGATCCAAGAGGCGCGCGGCTGGGATTTGGCGGCGACGCCGGAGACCACCGAGAACGATCCGGACTGGACCGCGTCGGTGAAGGTCGGCCGCCTGACCGACGGCCGCTACCTGGTGATGGACGCCACATCGCTGCGCGGCTCGCCGAACGACGTCGAGCGCCATGTGCGCAATATCTCGAGCCATGACGGCTACGGCGTGACGGTCGGGCTGCCGCAGGATCCCGGGCAGGCAGGCAAGAGCCAAATCGCATCGTTCGTCCGCATGCTCGCCGGCTATCCCGTCGAGTGGTCGCCCGAGACCGGCGACAAGATCACGCGGTTCAGCCCGTTCTCCGCGCAGGCCGAGGCGGGCAACGTGCTGGTGTTGCGCGGGCCATGGAATGAGAGGTGGTTCCAGATGCTCGAGGGCTTCCCCGAACTGCCGCACGATGACGACGTGGATGCGACCTCGCGCGCGTTCCATCTGGTCGCCGCGTCCGATCTCTCGCTGTGGGCGAAGCTGTAGTCGATGTCTGACAACCTGACCCCATCAACGCGCGCCGTGGTGCGGGTGCCGGCCGGCAGCAGCCGGGAGACGCTGGGCAACCTGACCACCGATTCCGTCGCCAACTTCGTGGCGCGCATCGGCCTCGGCGCCGGCAACCAGCTATCGGCGACCACGCAGACATACATGCCGATAAGCCGCATGCAGACGCTGATGGAGTGGGCGTATCGCGGCTCGTGGATCATCGGCGCCGCGGTCGATACCGTCGCCGACGACATGACGCGCGCGGGCGTGCAGTTGAACAGCGACACGCCGCCCGAGGACATCGAAGAGCTTACCAACTCCTGGAACGACCTCTGCCTGTGGCAGAGCCTGAACGAGACCATCAAATGGGCGCGGCTGTTCGGCGGCGCGCTGATGGTGATGCAGATCGACGGCCAGGACATGGCGACGCCGCTCGATCCGGAGCGTGTCGGGCGCGGCCAGGTGCGCGGTTTCATCGTGCTGGACCGCTGGATGGTGCAGCCGTCGTACAACGACCTGATTAAAGACCCCGGGCCCGAATGGGGCCTGCCGACGTACTACGCCGTGGTCGCCAACGCGCCGTATATGCCGAACATGCGGATCCACCACACGCGCTGCCTGCGCATGGACGGGGTGACGCTGCCCTATCGCCAGCGGCTCGCCGAGAACGGCTGGGGCATGTCGGTGATCGAGCGTCTCTACGACCGGCTGATGGCGTTTGATTCCGGCACGATGGGCGCGGCGCAACTGCTCTATCGAGCCTACCTGCGGACCTACAAGGTGAAGGGCTATCGCGCCCTGGTCGCGACCGGCGGCGCGCTGCAGGAGGGCTTTGCGCGCAACATGGAACTGATGCGCGCGATGCAGGGCAACGAGGGCCTCACGATCATCGACGCCGAGGACGAGTTCGA